AGGAGATACTTTGTATAATCTATATGAAGAAAAACATGGTAGAATTCTAGAGTTGATTGTATGGTGTGTAACACCTAGAGGTGACCCTATATAGGTTTACCCTGACCCACACTTCTTTTCTTGGTCCTTGCTCCTTTGTTGGGGCTTTTTGAATGACGACCCGGTCTCTTACGTCTTCGTTTTTTAACGTAATTATTGACACCAAAAAGTGGCTTCTTTTTAGCCATTATCTTGCCTCATTTGTTTTAAGATTTCTTTGGCATCATCAGTCATCTGTATGTATCGTATCGATCCGTTAATGTATTGTTGTATTTCACTCTCACATTGAGAACATTTATAAAAATCAGATACAATGGAAAACAGTAAAGCTGTTTGCTTACACTCAGGGCAGCGACCTATAACAGTTTTAATTTGTGGTATCTTCAGATCTTTGTTCATTGTTTTCGTTAGTTGCGTCCTCTAGTTTTATTAAAGTTCTTTTAATAATAGAATCTTTTTCTTTTATTGTTTTTTGTAATTGTTCTATCTCTGTTTGTAAACTTCTTATTTGTTCACGATATTCTGACGTTACATTTACAACTTTTGATGATTTTGGCATAGCTTACAGATATTATTCCTTGATAATCTTTGTAATATATTTTCTGCCTTTATAGATTTCTGTTTGTGCTTCTACTTGTTTACAGCTGAATCTAACTTGGGTGGGATCTATTTCACGCTCAGCTATACGTTTAGATTTTAAACATTTAACCATGTTTTCTTTAGGTGTGTGTTCGATGAGTTTACCATCGTGATACATCATTAATGCGATTACAAGTTCTATCATAATTATTTACCGTTTTTATAATGCATTTCACGGTTGCTGTCTTTTAATTTTTCAATATCTTTTTGCACTTTATCCATATCTTTTTGCAACCTAGATATATTAACGTTGTTATGCATACCTGTTTCAAGGGCTTTGTTAATCTTCATTATATCTTTTAATATTGATTCGATGAGTAGAAACTGTTCTTGGTCCGCGGGCAGTGATCCCATCTGACCACGTGGCCATTTTATTCTAAACTCTGTATTTAGTTCTAGGTCTTTCTCCATAAGATCTAGTCTAGTGCTGTGTTGATTAATTTTTTCTTGGATACCAAAGTAGCTCATGGTTCCAACAGCTACAATCGCGATTAGACTCAAAACCGTTTTAAATGGCATTTGAATTTTAGACTCTTCGCTAATCTTCATTATCTCTTTTTTTGCCATAAAACTTATCTCTTCTTTTTTCTGCTTCTATTTCTGCTATCCATTTCTTTGTTTCTGGATCTTGTGGATCTTTTGTAACAAATGATTTTTGCATATAGTCTAAAAAAATTATTATTGTTGCAATAAATAATAACGCATCAACCATTATTTTAACAATGGGTTGTCGTTTTGCATTTTAAACTCTTTTATGGTTAGTTCTAAAACTTGTATTGTTTTTTCTAACACAGCAATCTTTGTTTTGTTATCAGCGATTTGTTTTGTAAGTGGGCTAGGATCAAAAGGCTCAGCGATGTTAGCCAGCTTCTCTTCAATCTGACCATACTTTACAAAGCCTGCACCAATTGCACCGATAAGTCCAATCAATGTTACAATGTTAGCTAGGTTCTTTTTTATATTATCCATTTTTTAACATCCTTATTTCGTCTAAAAGTTTTTGTTTTTGTTTTTTTATACTTATAATCTTATTTTGATATTTTACAACAGGGTCGTTTTGTATGTAACTTGTCAAGGTTTTATTGTAGATTAGTCTATTATCTAGAATATCTGCTTGTTTTTCATAGATTTTTTTGTCTTTGTAAAAAGGTTTTTGATATAAATTTAGTTTAGTATTGTCCATCATAGCCTGTAATTTTATTACATTTTTTACTTGCAAATTTTTATCTATATCTTTAATCTGTTCGTCCACTTTATCCATTATGATTGCAAGATTGGCTTTGATAGTTTTTTTCTGTTGTATCGCTTTTTGTTCCTTAGTTTTTGTAGTTTGAACAGTGGACTTCTTAGGAGTTTGGCGAACGGATTTTGTTTTTTGTTTTTCTTTTTTTTCAACTTTAGTTACCTCCTCTTTCTTTTCTTTTTTTTCTGGTGTTGTATTTGTTGGTTCTGCTTTTAGTTCCACAGCCTCTTCTGTATTACTAGGTTCTTCTTTTTCTGGTGGTGGCATCAGTGTTGGCTCTGGCATCACTTCAGATTCTTTTTCTTCTGATGGTAGCAGAGTAAACATTTCTGTAAATGTTTCTAACTCCATAGGTTTTTCTTTTTCTTTGAATGCCACTATCATTGGCTGCATAGTTACCATTGGAAGTTCTTCTTTTGGTTCTGGTAATAACATAGGCAAAGCCTCAAATATCTCTAACGTTACAGGTTCTTCAGGTTCTGTCATTCTTATTGGTTCAAATTGTACTTCTTCGTTTAGTTC